GTGTTGGGATTCTCCCTTCATAGGCTTCACGCAGTTTCATCAAAGCCTTAATCCCATTAGCAGTGCCGCCCATGATTTTAAATTCTTCAAAGTCATCCTTACCCCAGATTCCTTTTTGAACTAATCCTGCTCCCCATTCTGTGATACCTTTAATTACAGCATCAGCATTTGGCCCTAGAGCTTTACGTTCAGCCGCAGCATCAAACTGTACTTTTTGCTGAGTTGCCAAACCTTGTTCAACTACACCGCCAACTAGGGCATCTAAAGCGGCTTGGCTTACACCAAACTCTCTAGCCCAGTTTTGCACATGACTTCTAACAGGGTCATCTTCTGGCACATCACCAAACGCAGAAAAGTCATAGCTTCCATCTTCAGGAGCTTTATGTTTGCCTTGACTGATTTGTTTGCGTAGGTCTGTCCAAGATTTAGCGATTGCTTCTAGGTCTGGTTCTGATTCATCTTTTTTCCAAAAGTTCTCAGGCCACCAATCGGGTCTTTCTAGCGGGCCGTCATCGTCATCCTCTATAGGAGCTAAATGGCTAATTTCGGCTTTTGTTGTTTCTTGTTGAGAGTTATTGTCGATTGAAGCATTATCCAATAAGCCCTCACTGGTTTCCCCAGTTTGGGGTTGGTTCTGTTCATCTGTCATTTACATATCCTTTGCTTGTTTAATCCTATGTTCCAAATCCCGCACTATACTACATTGACCCTCGCGATAAAACGCAAAGCTAGGGTCAGCCCCCGGCACGGCAACAGGTTGCTCTAGTATGGTTTGGCGTAGCCATTCCATTAATTTCTTACCATCTTGACTGCCAAGCACACGCAAGCATAAGCGGTTTAAATCCTCTCTTGCTTGCTTTTCATCACGAACATCTTGCTTGACAGCTTCTAAACCTTCCCAGCCTTCTCTCATTATGCCCCCTGTTGCATAGCTTGTTGAACTACTTGCCCTGCAACTTCAGGCTGTTGTTCTGCCATCTGTTGCATTGCTTGTGCCATCTGCTGTTTCAACATATCTCGTTCTTCTGGCGAGTTACGGACAGATTGTGGAACAGCTAGTTTGTCAGCAATTAGGTCTAACATTTCTTCTACTTTAATCATTAACTGTCCTTCTTGACCAGCAGACTGTGCAATCTGAGCGAACTGTAGGACATTTTGCACATCATCTAAGTTCTGAGACATTGCCAATGGAGATACAGGTGTTACCTTAATCTCAAGGCCATTGACCTTTAATGGCAAATCAATTAAGCCACGCTCATCCATTACTTGCAGTATTTTGTTTACAAGAGGAATCATTGTCTCGTTAATCAAGCGGCCAAATGCAGAGCCTAAGTTCTGGCTTAGTTGTTTCATACGTTCAATAACTTCTGTAGCAGAACGAGCGGACATATTGTCAGGTGGCAATGATTCGTCTAGTAGGATGGACTTAATGTTCACACGCAAGTCGTTCATCACAATCTGAGATGTATTAAAGTCACCAGCACGAGGCAATGGTTTTAATGATTCGCCTTGTGGGCCACCATTACGAGCAACAGGGATAATTGCGCCCGGAACAATTTGCACTGTGTTTGGATTCAATACGCCATCGTCTGCGGCTGTATATACGCCAGCGATAGACAGTGATGCGTTCTTTAGCACTAATTCAAGCACTTTGTTTAGTGTTTTAATGTCTGGCAAAGCTGTGATTAGTGGGCCACGCCCATAAATTTCACCAGCGACTTTCATGTATCGTGATACAATCCACGGAGAAGTTTTCATGCGTCTATAAACTAACTCTTGTTTGGATTCTTTATGTATGACATGGTAACAATAATCCCCACGTTTTACATCGAAAACTGTGGCTTCAATAAGTTCTACATCTTCAGTTGGCTTCAAGTCTATTTTTGACTTTAGCGCGGGTGGGATTTCAGCATCTTTCCATTGCTGTTGTATTGCTTCGCCCTTAATGCGCATTCTGCGATACACATTATCTACCTGACCATTTGCGCCTTCTTCAAAAGCTACCAAGAACTGTGGAACAGGAATAAAGTTAATTGGGTTTACATCGTCACCCGGCTGAACCATCATAACAGCGGTGCCAACGCACAGGTCTAATAAGAACTCGCCAATAGCAATGTCAAAGTTAGACTGCTTAATTGTTGCAAATAGTCTATCTGTGTAAATATCTAGCGCACGCTGTGCTTCTGCTTTGCGGTCTGCTGGAATATCTGTGCCTGTTTCTAGGCGACACCATTTAGATTGTGGCGGGAAAATGCCAGACTGCATACGATTAGCAAAGCGTTGTGTTGAGTTAATGGCTGTAGCGTCAAACACGCGGTTCATTTTCTTTGCACCGCCTACACCGCCATCATAGAAGCCATCGTACAAATTACGTTGTGGCAATGCAAACTCATAAGCCTCATCATACAGGCTTCTAAATTCGTCTTTCTTCTTGATAGCGATTTCGTGTCGCTTCAAAATATCTTCAGGTTTTAATCTCATTTCAGCCATGATTAGTCTTTCTTGTGTCTATTTGCAAAATTTCTAGCGGCTTCTTTGCTACCAAAGCCCCATGCTTTTAGTGCCAACTTCAATCTAGTAGGCTTGCCATTCTCATCTGTCAATGGCCCACTCATACCGCCAAACCTAGCGGCAAAAGATACTCTACGAGGATTAGTTCCGCTCTTAACTGGGGGCTTTAGGTTTGAACCTTCTTTACGCTTGAAGTATTTTCGACCAGCCTCAGTTAAACCGCCAGCAGGATTCTTATGCTCTTTTCTCATTATTCATACCATTCAATTAAAAGCTCAGCAATATGTGCCTGAGCATTAATATTCGTTAATCTAAATAAGTATGTAGTCAATGGCTTTAATACATACTCGTATGTATATCCACCACCACCAGCACCAGTTCCACCTTGCCCGCTTGTAATAATCTCAGCAAAAATTTCTGTGCCTAGATTTGTTACAGTGGGAGCATAAACAGCAACACCAGAACTTGTTGTATTTAATGAGCGATTGCGTCTATGAATTGTTAATGAAGTTCCTCCGCTAGTCGTAGGGTTCTCATATACATAAAACCTAGAATCTCCACCGCACTGATAATTAAATACAGCGTGCGGTAAAATGCCAGCAGGAAAAGCTAATGCAATATCAAGATTTCCATTAACAGCAAGTGTTGGGTCAATGTAATATGTATAATATGCACGGCCTTCATGTAAGCGCAAATGGTTTACATCAAGAACAGGAAATGGCCTATCTGAACTAGCTATGTAGCTGTTCCCATCTTTGTCAACATAAGCAGGATTAACGTGCCTAGCTTTTGTATCTAACGATTCTCGTTTAACTTCAATAGCCATTATTTTTTAGCCGCTCTCATGTTATCAATTAAATTTGGATATGGTCTGCCAGCTTTCTTTGCCATAGCTTTTGCCGCTGCCTTTTGCATCTTAGAAAGTTTTTTTGGTTCGCCTAATTCTTTAGGTCTATCTTTTTCCCATACTGGCTTTGACTTATCCATCAATCCTCACCCTCATCTTCCATCATGCCAAGTCCTTCCATATCTTTTTCCATTTGTTTCTTCTTGGCTTGTTTAGACAGCATTTTCATTACGGCTTTTTTCAATGCCGCATCACTAGCTAAATCTTCTGATTCTAATTCAATAGTAATTTCTGCTTTCATTTTTTACTCATTCCTGCCTCGCTGAGGCCAATGGCAATCGCTTGTTTACGGCTAGTAACTTTGTCACCAGAAGAAGATTTAAGCTTACCCTTCTTGTATTCGCGCATTACTTTTGCAACTTTCTTTTTCATCTTATCCATTATAGAACCCTTCTATTCCCTAATGTTGAAGTTCCGCCTAGATTTGGACTGCCGCCTAACATTGGGCCGACAGAACTAGATTCAGCGCCCAAATTTGGTGATGCTGCTCCAGCTAATAATCCACCAGCGGCTCGCATTGTTCTAGCAGTTGCCGCTTTTTGTCTGCCACTTTCTCGTTGAATTGTAGTTTTTGCTGAGCTAACTGTTGTTTTAACTCTTTCTAAACCTTTTACATTGGCAACTTTTTGAAACTCATCAAGTTTAGAACGCCAAAAAGCTTCGTCTTTAAACACTTCATTTGACGCTATTCTTTTGCCTTCATTGATATCGCCATCCCCAAGAATAGTCCAATATCTTGTTCTGCCAGTTGACCTTGATAAACCAACCGCTAAGCCCCTTGCAACCGCTTCTTTAAAGCTTAAGTTTTGTTCAGCCATGATTAAGCTGCTCCACCTAATGTCTCATCTACGCCAGTTTCAGGATTTAAACGAGCTTCTGATAGCAACATACGGCTACCACCTCTTGCACGAGCCATACGCTTAGATGACATTTGCTCTGCCAAGTCTCTACGTTCTTGCTCTGCTTGTTGACGCATACGCTCAGTTTCCTGACGTTGCTGTTCAATTTGTTGTCTCATTGCACTTGTGTCTGGCTTTGGTGCGCCACCGCCTATAATTCCACCCATTACTTTCTCCTTACCATTAGGTCATAGTCAAATTTATCTTCACTATACTCTTTCATAGTGCATTCAGATATAAACCCGATAGCTCTAGCCCATGAAATAGCTCGTATATCTGTCGTTTTAACAGTAATTTGCAATCTATGCAAGCTTAGCGATATAAGACATATATCTCCAAATGCTCTACCTATCTTAGTCATCGCTATAGGCTTTGTTCTAGCCATATCACCAATGATTGACCACATCTCTCCAACGCCACCCCATAGCAAAGAACAGCCAAAACAAGCAACAGGCTCTCCATTCAGAAAGCAAGTAAAGGCAAATCCGTACTCTGCTTGCGTTTCTAGCATACGTTGTATACCAACCATGCGTTGTGCAGAGTATCCTTCAAACTCTCCGCCTACAATACTGAACGCGTGTTCAGCTACAAACGGCACATAAATGACGTTTGGATACTGTGGTAACGCTTTATTGAGTTCTTTAATACTTAAATACATCAAAGTCCGCATTAATAACAGTTTTAGATACGACTGTGCCAGAGGATTGCAACGGAGAACGCGTCATTCTCTTATGTTCGCCGCCACCCAAGAGCAAATACCCAAAAGCATCACCAACGTGAGAATATTCATTTTTATTAGGCGCGTCTCTAAATCTTTCTTGACCCGCCCCGATAGACACACGTTTAAAATGATAACCACCACCCAAAGACTTGCGAAGAATTTTACAAGACCTATGTACAATAAGACCCGGCTTTCCATTTATTAACCTCTGCATTGGCATTGCCGCAGATTCGCGGCGTACTTTGAAATCATTAGATGCTGTTGGCTGTGCGCGTAGCCCAAGAGTTCTTAGATAATCAAACGCAGTAACCTCGTAGATAGCGTCTCGTTGCATACCAGCTGGGTCGCCCCATAGCATCACCTGTGCTTTAGGGTATCTTGCGTTGAGTTCAGCCAGTAATTGCTGACCAAAACGCTCAAGACCCATATCCTCTGTGACAATTTCGTGCAAAATTACCCAGCGGCCATTGGAATAACGCTGACCAATAACTGCGGCAGGTGTCAAACCAAAGTCTAGCCCTACCTGTAAAGGCAGAGTTTCGTCATATTCGACATCACCAGACATCATGGAATCGTCATATTCAGGCCAGACTGGCTTGCCTTCTTGCACATAGGTGTATTTGCCCTCAGCGTAACAGCGAATCCAGTCGATATTCTTACCGCCTAGCATCTGTTGGTAGTAGCCTGTTGGCAAATTATTTAGATTTTCCGCTTTTGGATTGATTTTCCACCAACGCCCTGCGGCGAAAATAC